ATCCCCGCCACCCCCGGTGCCGCCGGCATAGCCGGTGGCCACGTGACTGGGGATTACGCGCTCCCCGCCGTTGAACTTGACGAGCTCGGGACCGGCCTCGCCGACCCACGCCCAGCCGGGAGCGGCACCGGAGGTGCCGGTCGCATAACCGGGGTTAAGGCTGGCGGTCGCGCTTACGGGGCTGCCGACCGTCTTGTAGAGGGTGGTGATGGTGACGGTCTTGCCTGACGGCATCGCGTTAATGTTGTTCGTCACCATGCCGACGAGCTGGGCCGCCTGCTGGGCGGTGTAGCCCAGCTTCTCGAGGTCGGCTATGAGCTGCGCCCGGTCGCCCGCCGTCTTGGAGGCGGACGTGCCGGCGTTCATGATGTCCTGCTCGTAGGTCTGCATGGCCCCGCCAGCCCCGGAGGCGGCGATCTTAGCGGTGCTAAGGGTGCTAATGAGGGCGCTCTGCATCACGGTGCCCAGGTTCTGGGCCACCTTGGCCATGTCGCCCAGCTTCCCGGTGGCTATCTGCACGGCCTGGGTGGTGCTGGACATGCTGGCGCCGCTGCTCTTGACGGCCGAGGTTAGCTGGCCCCAGGTCGTGATGCTCGGCAGAACCTGGTGGACCAGGCCGAGGACCTCCGTCTGGGCCGTCTTGGACTTGCTGGCCAGCGGCATCAGGGAGGACACCATTCCCAGTACGGCGTTAGTGAACTGGGGTCCGCTGAGGGCGCCCGCGGCGCCCGCCGTCCTCATCCAGTCGATGAGCTGCGGAGCCGTCCCGCCGACCACCTGGTCGAAGTTCTGCCAGGCCGCGGCGCCATTCTTGCCGAACCCGGTAAGGGCCTGGGCGAACTGGCCAACGCTGTCCTTGATGGACAGCGCCTTGCCCAGGTTGTTCTTGAAGTTGGCCACCACGTTGCCGATGTTCGATACCGAGGTGACAAACCCGGCCAGGTTGGAAGTGCCCCCGGTCAGGAGCTGCATGTACTGGTCCCACGCCTGGTTAAGCTGGTTGACCTTGCTGTTCTGAAGGCCGGCCTGGATCCCTATTGCGGTCAGGTCGGCGCCCACGGCGCTGGCCGGGGCGCCCATCGCCTCGTAGCCCTGGACCAGGGAGGCGATCTGCATCCGGGCGATCTCGGCGTTCTGGCCGGTGCCCAGGATGCCGCCGGCCAGCTTGACGTTGGCCGCGTCGGCCAGGGCCAGGGCGCCTACCAGGTTCGTGTGATAGGTGTTAGCCAGGTAGACGGCGCCCTGTGTGACGTTGGCCAGGTCCTGCTTCTGCTGCTGGATCCCGGCGTTGAACCCTGCGATATCCGGGTTGGCCGTCTGGGCGGCATTCCCGAACCTCATCATTTCCTGGGAGGTGCCGTTAAGCGCCTTAGGCGCATCGGCGAGCTTGGTGTTTAGCTGGGAAATGTTGTTCAGGATGGTATTGAAGGCGTTCATGTTCGTCGTCTTCATTACCGCGGCCTGGAGGGAATCCGAGAACTGCTGGGCGGCATCCTTAGCGGTAACCAGCTTGTAGATAAGGAACCCGAGGGCCACGACGGCAGCGCCGCCAACGGCGGCCTGCCAGGCGGGGATGTCCCCGATTATCTTCTCCAGCCCGGCGGCGAAGCCCGCTACCTGGGTCCCCTTAACCGCCGAGAACACGCCTACGAGCTGGCCGAACTTGGAGATGATCACGGGCACGACGCTCGCCAGGCCCTTGAATATGCCCCCCAGGTGCTCGAGCGAGTACCACTTCCCGGACGCGGCAACGCTGGCCAGGCCGATCTTGTTAAGCGCGGTGACGGCCAGGCCGCCCCATCGCTGGAATTCCTCGAAGCCCATCCCTACCGTGATGAGGACGGGCGCCAGCCCGGACAGGTGGCTAATCAGCCCGGTTACCCCGGCCAGGGCGCTTAGCAGGACTTCAGCCAGGCCCGGCATGGCGCCAGCGAAGTTGAGGAGGGCGTGGCCGGTATTGCCGAAGACCTGGCCGAGCTGCTGGAGGTCCGGGACCATCCGGGCCAGGAGGGCGCTTACCGTGCCGCCCAGCCCCCCGCCGGGGCCGAAGCCAACGGCAACCTTAGCGGCGAAGGTCTGGAACATCTGGACGACCTGCAAGCCCGTCTGGGACAGGTTGCCGAAATGCTCGTTGACGGTGATGATGGCCGAGCCGAGAACCCCGTAGACCGAAGGGTTAGCCGCGTCCTGGGCCTTCTGGAGGGCGTTCCCCATGCCGACCACCTGGCCGGCCGTGGTGTGGAACATGTTGGCCGTGGCCTCGGTGGCCGTGTAGACGGACTCCATGTGCGAGTTGACATTGACCACGCCCTGGGCCGCCACGGCTGCGGCAGCCCCGAGGGCCACCAGGGCCGGGACGGTTACGGCGAGGATCTCGGCGCCGCCCGCGATGATCCAGTGCAGGGCGTTAGCGGTAAGGGGGATGCCGAACAGGCCGAACCCGCCGCCTCCCCGGCCGCCCGCGGCATTAGCCGCGGCGGCCTTGGCCATCAGGGCGGCCATCCCGTCAGCGCTGACCTTGACCTGGCCGTTAAGGTCGCGAAGGGCGGCCTTCAGGGCAATGATGCGGTTGGCCGTGGCCGTGATGCCGCTGGACCTCACGGTGAAGGTGGCCTCGATGTCCTCGCCCAGCGTCTTCAGCAGCGCCTTGGCCTGAGCGACCTTAGCGGCCAGGTCGCCGATGTCCATCGTCAGGCGCGCTTCAACAGGGGGGAGGTACTCGCCGGCCATCAGGTCACGCTCTGCTGGGCGATAAGCCAGTGGTCGTAGTAGATCTGGAGGACCGCCCCGGAGTTAACGGCGTCGTCTACCGCCGGCTTGAGGTAAGGCCGCGGGGCCTTCTCGAGAACCTTGGCCTTCTCCCACCGGCCATCCTCGAACCAGTGCATATAGCCGCCCTTGCCGCTATGGGCGGCATGGGTGCCGCCAAGCTCGAGGAACCGGCCGTAAGGGCCGTTCTTGGAAGAGGCGAGGGAGGTGGGGCCGACTACGGCGTCAGGGCCGTCATGCTGGGCGATTACGGAGGCGGCGAGAGTGCCTGAGATGGCGGCAGGAGCCTCCCCGCGAGGGGAGGGGGTGTGAGTGCCGGCGGCGTGGGAGAGGCGCGTCAGGTTACGCCTGGTCCGGTCCTGGATGTCCTGTGCGGCTTCCAGGTTGGCCATGACGCCTTCGCGGTTGGCGGCGATGATCCAGCTATCCAGCGCCGCGTTAAACCTCGCGTCGTTAAGGTCGACGCTTATGTCGATAGGTGCCTCCTGGCCTGCTGCGCCCTGGATTTGCGGTCGGCCGCTTCCGCGGCCTTCTTCTCCCGGTAAGCCCGCTCCTCGTCTAGCGCGAAGAGAATGGGCATGATCCAGTCGTCTTGCTCGACCGTGAGCTCATCGACCTGCTGGGGGGTCCAGCCCAGCTTCTCGGCATAGGTGACGTAACCGACCATCTGCCAGGGGATCTTTTCCGGGTCATGCTCGAGCCCCGAGAGGTGCTTCTTTAGCTCCCGGAGCCTGCCGTAGGGACCGCGTTCTCCTGGGAGGGGGCGTTCCGGCCCCGGATGGCCGCGAGGTAAGGCGCGCAAGCCTCGCGCAGCGCGTCGTCCTGCTCCAGGGTCAGCTTGTCCAGGCTGGACGGGTCCGTGACCGGGTTGAGGAACGGCAGCGACCAGTCCATGCAGATGCGGCCAAGCAGAGCCCCGACCATGTTGTCATCGGAGTCGCCGTGGAAGATCGGGTGACTGTTCTCCGGGTCGAGCTCGTAGAGCACGACCGCGTTGACCGCGGTTCGGTCCTTGCGGGTAAGGTCCTCGATGGGCTTGAGCTCAGCCCAGTTCTTAGCGTCGATCTGGATACGCACGATGATCCCTCTCGTTTGCGCGTTAGGACGTGGCGATGATCGCCTTAGTAGGTGGGCACCGCGTTCACGACGGTCACCATGGCCGGGCTAAGGGCGCCTGAGCCCCCGGAGTTAGTCGAGTTGTCAACCGCCTTCCAGGTCGACTCGTACTCGATCCGGCCGTTGTTGTTGAACTTGACCGTCTGGACCGACGCCTTCTGGATATCGAAGGTGACGCTCAGCAGGTTCGCGCCGCTAAGGCCGTTAGTGGCGGTGAACTGGAGCTGCGGCTGGGTGTTGTTCAGCAGCTCGCCCATCGGGTTGGAGTTCTGGGCTACCTCGGTGAACTTCCCGCCGACCGTCAGCGCGTTGCGCCAGATGACGAACGGGGCCTGCTGGCCGGAAGCGGTCCAGTCGGCCTTGACCTCCCGGTTGATGTCCACCGTGTTTGAGGTCACGTCGTAGACCAGGGTCCCGCCGGTAGCCGGCCCGCCGATGCCCACCAGGAACTGCCAGCCGGGGAAAGCCTGGTCGGTCGGGATGGTGTTGGTGGGGGCTGCGGCGGCGGCCTGCTGGATGTAGCTCATGCCCTTGGTGTCATGGGCGAACAGCTTGTCCGGGTCCATCGTGAAGCTGGACGACTCGGCGCACCAGTAGGCATACTGCGCGGCCTCGAAAGACCCGGTAAGGCCGTTGTAGTGGGTCCAGGTGTGCGTAGGCGGCTGGCCGTTGCCGCCGCTCACCGCGTTCAGCAGGGAGAACTTGTGGGTGAACGGGGCCGAGACGACGGCCACCGTCGCCGAGCTGGCGACCGGGAACCTAAGCGGGTTGTTAGCGAAGGTCAGGAGCGAGCCGCTAGGGGCGCTCGACAGCACGACCACCTGAGCGGTAGCCCCGGTTCCGATCTGGACGAAGGACCCGCTGGAGTAGCCCACGATGCTGGCCCCTT